GTGATGCAGTAGAAAGATATGGTCGCTTGTTTACAGTTAGGAGTATATTAGAAAGTGTACAAACCTCTCGGACAAAAATTAGGATACTGGCAAAGTCAACCTGTAACAGATGAACAATGGATGTTGTGGAGAAAACAATTTACTAAACAAGTTAGATGGCATAAAAAATATGCATGGATACCACATTTGATTAACGGAAAGTTTGTTTGGTTCAATTATTTTTTCGAAAAACATAATAATCATTATGTAAACGGTAAACTTGACACTATTGGTATAGAATGTTATACTATGGAAGATTATATAGAAAGAAAATTGATGGGTGAATTATGAGTGAAGACTACAGCGCCGATCTACAGAAACTTTATTTAGAGTTCTTGTTAGCTGACAAGGACTTGTTTGTGCGTTGTAATGCTATTTTAAAAAGCAATTACTTTGATAGACAGTTTAGAGATACAGTAGAATTTATACAAAAGCATGTTGAAGAATACAGTGATGTTCCTATGTTGGATCAAGTGCGGGCTGTGAGTGGTGTTGATGTTCAAGATGTAAAAGCAAGAGTAAATGATGAACATAGAAATTGGTTTATGGATAATTTTGAACAGTTTTGTAGACACAAAGCATTAGAAGGTGCAATACTTGCAAGTGCAGATAAACTAGAACGCAAAGAGTATGGAACTGTAGAAGGACTAATAAAAGAAGCAGTTGAAATAGGACTAGCAAAAGATTTTGGTACAGACTATTGGGAAGACCCCGCAGGGCGTATACAAGCTATTAAAGATAGCAGAGGACAGAACACAACAGGTTGGGAAACATTTGATAGAGTATTGTATGGTGGATTCAACACAGGTGAACTGAATATATTTGCAGGTGGTTCGGGCAGTGGTAAAAGTTTGTTTATGCAAAATTTAGCATTGAACTGGGCATTGCAAGGCAAGAATGTTGTATATATAAGTTTGGAACTTAGTGAAGAACTGTGTGCTATGCGACTTGATGCTATGCTTACTGGTATGGGTACTAAAGACGTAATGAAAAATGCCAGTGATGTTGAGTTGCGAGTTAAAATGGCAAGTAAAAAAGCTGGTGGTTTACAGATTGTACAAATGAAAAATGGCTGTACAGTAAATGATATTAGAGCATACTTAAAAGAGTTTCAAATACAAAATGAAGTAAAAGTAGATGCGTTGTTGGTAGACTATTTGGATTTAATGATGCCAATAACTGTAAAAGTAAATCCAAGTGATCAGTTTATAAAAGACAAATTTGTTAGTGAAGAATTACGTAACTTAGCAATAGAATTAAATATTCTGTTTGTGACTGCTTCGCAGTTGAATAGAAGTGCAGTAGATGAAATAGAATTTGACCATAGCCATATTGCAGGAGGTATTAGTAAAATTAATACAGCAGATAATTTAATTGGTATCTTTAGTAGTAGAGCAATGCGTGAGCGTGGTCGTGTACAAATTCAGTTTATGAAAACACGTAGTAGCAGTGGTGTTGGCAGTAAACTGGATCTCAAGTTCAACATGGATAGTTTAAGGATAGAAGACTTAGATGAAGATGAACAAGAGAATGATGGCGGAGTAACCAGTATATATCAGAAGCTTAAAACAAAAAGCACAGTAGCACCAGCAGGTGAAACTGTAGCTGAAAACAATATGGATGCAGATCCACAAGTAAATGCAACTGATAGATTAAAAAGTTTATTGAGGAAAAGCAGTGATTAGATTAGCAACTAAACAAGAGTTGGAACATATAGAAAAAGATCCAGTAAGACCCCACATAAGCAAAGAATGGCGCACAAGAAGTGGAAGAGAAGTTTATGTGTTAGAAAAAGATTCGCAAATTGCGGCAGTGATTTGTGTTGCATATACAGACGAAGTTCCAACAAATGAAAATGATATGAAATGGGTAGGAATCAATACTGCTGTATTTTACACAGTATGGAGTTATCAACCCGGAGCAGGAAGGGAAATAGTAAATGGAGTAGCAGAGCGTATTAAAAATCAACGTCCTTGGGTAAAAAGATTTGTGACGTTAAGTCCACTAACAGAAATGGCAAGAAAGTTTCATTTAAAAAATGGAGCAAAATTGATTGCGAAACATGAAGATTGTCAAAACTTTGAATATGAAATGTGCTGAAGCAAAGGTGCAGTGTACCTTATCTTTCTTTAACTATGATTCTGAACTACAAGCACTGTATTTTAAAGTTGAGTCATTAATATGAGCCTATTTTGAGCCTGTGTTTTGTGCTTGCATGCCATTGATGATGTTGCTCTTATTGTTAACGGATCCTAAGTTGAGAATCAAAAAATACGCAAATGCCATAAGTGCTAGTCACCAATGCTCCAGCAACAATATTTACTAAATACTACTAAGATGAAGCGTAAAACGAGATCAATATTGGAAGAAATAAATGCTATGTCACCAAAACGTGACAAAAAGCATATTGTGGAATCAAATGGTCAGCAAATTATTGTGACAGCAATAAATTTAATCAATATGATCAATGAAAGTTTTGATGTGGAAACTGCGGCTGATTTGAACAAGCGTTTAATAAATGCAATAAGAACCAAAGATCCACGTAAGTTTCAAAGAGGTATTGGTAAAGTCGATGAAGATAAAAGACATAATAAGCGGGACTAAGAAACGTAAAAAACGTGGCAGTCGAATAAAAAGAATCATAGGCGATAGCTTACATAAGCCAATACGTGAAGGCGGCAATATTTTTCCTGATAGTGTAAGTTTCGATCATAAAATTATTCCAAATTTAATGCAACAAATCAATAGTGTACTAGCTAAGACCAACACCAAAGCAATTCCAATTGGTAGTGGTGCTACTCCAACTCCTGGTAAGATGAGTGGAGACTTAGATATGATTGTAGACCTTGCTGATTTACAAAATGCATTTAACATGCAAGACCAAGAAGCAAAAGTAATAAGAAAAAAACTTAGACAACAATTTGACCTAGCAGGATTCAATACAGGACAAAGCGGTACAAGTGTACACGTAGAAGTTCCTATTGGTGATAACACACACCAAATTGATATTATGATAGTTGCAAATGCAGAAACTGCTAGTAAGTTTCATACACACAACATTCCACAAGGTAGTAAGTTTAAAGGTGTGAACAAAATGATTACTATAGCTAAGTTAGCTAAAGAGAAAGGTATGAAGTGGTCACCATATAAAGGACTTGTTAACCGAGATACAAACGAATTAATTAGTAGTAATTTAGATGATATAGCCAAACGTTTGTTAGGCCCTAATGCCCGAGGACAAGATTTAGGCAGTGTAGAAAGTATTCTTTCAGCATTGGGTAAAGAAGCAGGAGATGCACTTTTGGCTGATCTTAGAGATGATCCAGGTTGGAAAGAGCTTGACTAATGAGATTTCATCACTTAATTGAAAACCAAATGTGGGACAACTTGATGACAAAGAACAGCGGTGTTTTCTATCGTGGTACTGCCGGTGAAGGCAAGGGCACTGGACTAGGAGCATTAGGCAACGGAGTTTACCTTACATGGACAGAAGGCATGGCAAAAGCATTCGCACAACATGTCGGTGGTGAAGTAAAAAAGTATAAAGTAAAACCAGGACTTAAAATGGCAGACGCTCAAGGACCAGAAGTAATTGCAATTAAAAAAGAAATGGGTTTTGAGCCTTGGGAATACAGCAACGATGCGATGTATGGTGGCATGATGACTATGGGACTCAAAGACCTAGGGTTTGACGGAGCAGTAAGTGATAAGCCAGCAGACGGTATTGTAATTTTTGATCCAAGTAACATCGAGGAAGTAGAGTAATGCGGGCTCGTGAACTTCTAACAGAAGCTACTGATAAAGGTAGAGAATACAATCATTTAGAAGATCTAGTTACGTTTGAAGGTAGCAAAGGCGCACTAAAAGCCGCAGAGATACTTACACGACTAGGACAAGATTCAAAAGACGTTAGCATCAAGTGGGACGGCAATCCAACTATATTTTGGGGAAGAGAACCAAACGGTCAATTTGTAATGACTGGCAAAAATGGTTGGGGTAGACAAAAGACAACCAGTAGTGGACAACTACAAGATTTTATTATGAACACAGGCAAAGGTGAGGATTGGCGTAAAGACTTTGCTGGAGAAATGGCAGGAGTGTTTGAGATACTAGAAGCCAACACACCCACTGACATGAAAGGATATGTATACGGAGATTTACTGTATACTCCACGTAAGCCAGTAACAAGTTCACAAGCAGGCTTACAATTTACACCTAACAAAGTTACATACACTGTTGACCCCAACAGTGCGTTAGGCAAGCGTATAGCAGGCAGTCAAGTAGGTGTAGTGGTACACACATACCATGATGCATTTGGAGATAAGACAGGCACTCCGATCAAAGACACCAACAGTATCAATAGTAATGCAGTAGTTGTACTAGGACAAACATATGTAACACATCAACCTAAAGTTGATACAAGTGCAGTTCAGGATATAGTTAGTACGGCAAATGCGAACGCACAAATAATAAACAATTGGTTAGCGCCGGAGCAGGGACTGAGTAGAAAAGATGCAATACTCTATAACTATGTTAACCAAATGACCAAGCAAGGTAAGTTAGACCAACTCAGGACAGGATTTTTCGATTGGCTAAAAACCAGCAAGGTCAGTGCAGGACAGCAAGCAAAACTTATGGCAGGTGACGACAAAGGACTAGGTGCTATATTGGATCTTGTTGTAAAAATACAAACAATTAAAAACAATATTATTGACCAATTGGACAACGCAGGTGCTGACGTTACAGCAAGTACAGATGGTCAATCAGGTGGTGAAGGTTATGTAGCCACCAGAGATAAAATTAAACTGGTTCCCCGTCATAAGTGGACACCAAATTAGGTAAATATTAGTATGACAAAACAATATGAATTTATAAGCTCATTAAATGAAAGTAAGATGTTTAGATCACGTAATCGTGTCGAAGGTACAAATGCACGTGATATGGCAGACCTAGCATTTATGAATATGATAACAATGTACATACTGTACAATGAATATGACTTTGCTGTAGCCGCAAAAAGCTATGCACAAAGAACAATGAAATATGGCGGACAGTTTAGATATATGCAAGGTGGCACAGATTTACATGTTGCATTAGCCGCACTAAAAAATGGTATGACTGATGCAGGAGAAAAAAACGAACTGCAACTGAGTAGATTTAATATACCTGAACAGCAAATTAAACAATTTTTAAATTTCATGCGCCAAGGAAGAAAAATTATATCACCGGAAACATTTTTCTTAAAACTAGAGCGTGGATTGGATATTCAAAACAGCAACTACAGAAGTATTAGAAGACTAGCACAAAACTGGCCCAGACTGAACAGTATGCAAAAACAATTGGTAATCACAAGACTTTTACAATTCTATAGAACAAAAGCATTAAGAAGTGAAATGTATAGCTATGTACGTGATATTAGTAGAAGTCAAGGACTAGAAATCCGTAATGCACACAATGCCGAAACTCCTAAGATGCGTGGCAGTGACACACTAGCGGCATTAGCTACTGCTGGTGCAACATTAGCAGGTTCATACTATTTAGGTAAACAATTAATGAAGGGCACTGTAATGGGCGGTGTCGATGACATAGGTAAATCCTTCTAGTGTTTTATTACAGTGCTTATACACTAATCGATATAACAAACACAAACGTTAATCAATACAAAGATCAGATTATGCAATCTAATCAACAGCAAAACTTGAACACATTAATACAAAGTATAGGATTACGTAGTCAACCTATTGAACCAGAGGTATCTATGCTTATGGCACAAGATATAGCTGAATATGGGTTTGGATCTGCATATCAAGGACTACATACAGTATGGAAATTAAACTTTAGTACAGAGCATAATGATGTGTACAACAAAAAGGGTAAAAAAACGTTTCATTTATTAAATGACTGTGATGGTGTTGCTGTGTATACAAATTTAGAAGAAACAGCAGAACTAAGGACTAAAAGTTTTGAAACATTCAATAACAAATTAATAAACTTGTATTTTAAATATAACCACCAGGTAGAATAAATATTACGTAGGCACAATTTAGGCAAAAAATCAGGCAAACATAAAATAGAAGCAAAGTAATAAGCTCACGAGTAGCAAAACAAAAAGCTGAACTATGTCAACCACGGATTTAGAACGTACAAATTTAGAAGCTCATGTAGATCTTTGTGCAGAAAGGTACAAGGGATTGGAAACACGTCTGGAAAATGTAGAAAAAGCAGTTAAAGACCTTCACGCTGAAATGCGTAGAATGCATGACGAAAACGTAAAAAATCATCAATCAACCAACAAAATCATGTTGGGTGCCGCCGCCACTGTGGTCGCAGGGATCCTTTCAACAATAGTCGTATTGTTGATGTCTTAATTTCACATAAATACTTTTATGAATCTAAATGAACTGGATATTACTAATGTGATTGAATCACAGTTAGTTTGGGCACGAAAAGGTCAAAATCTTACTCGTAAGTACCGCTGTACAGTTGGTCAAAGAGCAGGAAGACTTGTAAGCAAGCCCGGACAATGTGGTGCCCCAATTGATATTAAAAAACGTCTAACACTTAGAAAGACTAAAAATAAGATGGGCAAGCGTATGGCTCGTAAAGCACAGCGTACCAAAAAGTTTAATCCAGCTAGTAGAGCATTAAAAAGATTGAACAAGCCTCTGAGGAGAAAAAGATGAAGATAATGGACATTCTTCCAACCAAGTATACAAAATATAAAACTTGGGAAAAAGACGGAGTGCTGATGTGCAGTAAAGAATGTTGTGGTGCACCTGTAAGTGAATGTACATGTGATAATACATGTAAACATTGTAATTGTTATGATCTCAAAGAATCAGCATACAGTAATAAACCACTACACACCCAAGGTGATGGACTTAAAAAGAAAAAAGTATCTGAAAAAGGTTGTGGGTGCGGTAGCAAAGATGTAGTAGAAGCAATTCCTAAATCTACAATGTACGGACTAGTGATAGATGGCAAGTATGTTGCCAAAGGTTCAAAAGAATCCATGAGAAGAATGCAAAAAGAAAAAGGCGGCACAATCTATAATGCCCCTGGAAAAAAAGTAGGTGATAGTGCAGGCACTGTCAAAGAAAGATATGGAATGAGACCAGGTGGTGCCTTAGGAAGAGATCAGCAAGATGATTATGCAAATATGAACAAAAGATTTCAAAATCGTAGCCAAGATCAAAACAGAGAAATGCAAATTAAACAAGCAAGTCAAATGCGTAGGCAACAAAGACTTGCACGTAAAATGGCTACAGGTATTCCTCAGAGAATACTGAATCCACAACCCGCAGGAAATCAACAATGAAAACAGTAGTGACCAAAGGCGGTATAATGACATGGTTAAATACCAGAGAAAATAAATTTATAGACGAACATTTCAAGGACAACACAATACTTGAACAAAAAGATCTATCAGAACGTGAGACTTATATAGCAAGTAATCTTGTAACTAGAGGAATTTTGGATAAAGACATAAACCAAAAACAAGTGACGTATAAACTTAATATGAACAATATGGTGAGGTAGTCATGGACGAACAAACAAAAGCAATGCACAACATATTATCAAAACTACAAGGTGTAGATAAAACTACAAAACTTGTAGCAGAACGTGCAGAAAAAGATGTTGATTTAAATATTGCAATAAATCAAAAAATTACTGAAAACAGTGTAAGTGTACAGAATTATCGTATTGATATAGTACTACAAAGGTTTGCTGATAAACAAAAAAGATTTTACAATATATGTGAAGATAAAAAAATCATACACAAAGACATTGCACTTTTTGAAACAGCAATGGGTATTGTAAAGAATCTTATGCTTAACAAGCATAAAAAAGTTGAGGATTTAATTTCAGCAGACCTTAATTATAATAATGCATTGTATGAAGTTTATATGTATAAAACAAAAGCCAAAAAGTCTATAAATGAAGATGTGATGCTGGCAAAGATGAGTGCGGCACAGAATAGATTGCAAAATGCAAAACAACAAATATTGCAAAAACTATAAATACAATATAAGGAACGGGAATAGAAACATGTATCTAAATGATTTAAACTCAGCACAGCATAATATAAAGAAGTTGAATCGTGTTCTTGCTGATACTTTCAAACACGAAGTTGATTTATCAGAAATGAGTACAGATTCGCTTAATAGAATGTTGTCAACAACAAATGCTAAAATGATAGCAATAAAAGAAAGTGATTTAAAGTATTGGGAAAATCCACAATACAACAAATTAGGATTAATAGCACATCAAATTAAAACATATTTGAGTGAAATTGCACCTGCTAGAGCAGATGGCAAGCGTATGAAAACCAAAGAAAGCGTTTTAATGGAAGACGACTTAGAGCAAGCGGAAGTAATGCTAGCCGCTCAAGAGTTAGTGGACGAATTACAAGGTATGGTAGAAGATGTAGCTGAAATGCAAGTACAAAAACTAATGCCAATTGTAGATGCTATGAAAGAGCAAGTTGGTTTTGAACAAGCAGAAGCATACAACAATGCCGCAGATGGTGCACTTGCACAGTTACTTGATGCAATGAAAACTGCAAAAGGTGCAGTAGAAAATGCAACATTAACAGCAAGAGGAGAAGCTCCTCAAGAAGCTATGCCAACTGATATGGGTATGGATGCACCTGCAGATGATATGGGCGATGAAGCACCAGCTGAACTAGCTGATATAGAAGGTGATGATGAATTTGGTGCTGACGATGCCGCGGCAGGTGAAGACAATCCAGTAGGCAGAGAACTAAAAGGTGAAAGTGCTCTAGCAGATATGGAGGGCAAAGCACTATCCGAAAAAAAGTTTCTAGAGAGTAAAGACAGGCTCTTTAAAATGGTTGAGAGTGGCCAAATGTCTCAGACTGATTTTATAAATGTTATTAGTGAACTAGACATGAAAAGACGTAAGTTACCAGGCGCAGATCCTGCTGATCCAATGGTACCACCAGTGCCAATGGATGTTCCACAGCGAGGTAAGAGCAAACCAGCTAGAACTAAAGCACCTATTATGTTAACTCCTGGCACTGGTAATCCGGGGGCTCCAAGTGCTCCACAGAGTGATCCACAATTGCCAATACATAAGCGAGCTCGTAAGCCTAGAGGTGTAATGGCATAATGCTTATAAACGAAGTTTTAATTGAGGATCAAAGCGATATTTTAAATGACCTAGAAGAATTAATCACTAGGGCAAAAGCCAATGGCAAAGTTAAAATACCAACAAACATGATACTTACAAAACTTCGTGCTATGGGCCATAGTATTAGCATACAAAGTCTACTTGATATGTTACCAACAATTACTAGTGTAGGTACTAGCAATAAAAAAGATGTTACACTGGATACAGCATTACCCCGTTCTGATGCTGGTCCAGAAGACAAAACTGTAGCAAACATGGCTAAGAAACAAATACAAAAGGATGATAAACTGTGACATACTTTATTAACAAGACATCAGCAAGAACAATTGCTAGAGCAGACCTAACAATTTTTAACGAAACTCAAGCATTAATGAAACAGGTTATCACGGATGCAGGCAATGGATTGTATGAAACTACAATAACAGATGGTACAACAATGACTGAATCAACACCCACAATTACTATTACAGGTAGTGCGGCGGCACCAACTATTACAGGTACACCAACACTAATAATTGCTGGAGTTACAATTACATTAGGCACAAGTGGTCTAAACTTAAATGCAGTCATTTCGGATATCAATGATGCGGCTGTATCAGGACTAGTAGCCAGTAAGAACGCCGCCAATAATCTTGTACTTACATATACTGCACCAGCGGCAACTGCATGGACAGTTGTAATAGGAGCAGGCACAGCAAATACAGCATTAGGACTTACTGCTCAAACATATACAGCAAGTAATCCAGATAGTGTTGGATATTATAATGTATGGTCAGGTACTGTAGCAGATAGAGCAAAGTCAGATCAAATGAATCAAGTAATAAACTATTTTGAAAACCTAGGATACACAATCGAAAGATTGAAAAATACAACTACCAATAAAAATTTTAAATGGGTGATAACATATTAAATTTGTACTATGGTGGAACTCACTTAGTGGGAACCAACAAGCTACAATTATTTGTATCATACTCTCAATAATTTTAGCTTATTTTGACCCAAGATGGCAAAGTTGGCATTGACAACTAATCGTGCTGGTGCTATAGTAACACTATGTTAAAAATTACTACACCCTATCCTTATAAAGAATTTAAAAGAAAGAGCATAAATGGTAAACGTCTCTATGAAAATCCCTATGGTGAACCTGTACCTAGTGTTACAACTATATTGGATAAGACCAAACCCAAAGAAAAAAGAGAAGCCCTCAATCGTTGGAAGAAACGGGTTGGCGAAGAAAATGCTCAAAGAATAGTTACCGAAGCCGCTAATGTTGGCACAATAATGCATAACATATTGGAGCATTGGGTAAAGAACGAAGAGTATGAAGGCGACAGTATCCTACAAGCAAAGATGATGGCTGATACTGTCAAGCAAAACATAGAAGCAGATATAGACGAAGTATGGGGTAGTGAGGTAAACTTGTGTTATCCACAATTGTATGCAGGCACAACTGATTTGGTTGGTGTATACAAAGGTGAACCGCACATTATGGATTTTAAACAAACAAACAAACCTAAGAAACGTGAATGGATTGATGACTACTTTATGCAAGCCGCGGCATATGGTATGGCACACAACGAAGTATTTGAAACAAAAATTAACAGAGCGGCAATTTTTATGTGTAGTAGAGAATGTCAATTTCAATTGTTCGAAGTTGGCCCAGAAGAATTCGAATCTTGGACAGAAAAATGGGCTAAACGTGTAGAAGAGTTTTATAACTTGTCATAAATACTGTATCAGGAGTAAACAATGGCGACAACAAGAATAAGCAAAATAAGAATTAGACAGGGTAACTTTTCTGATCTGCCTTTATTAGGTCCGGGTGAGATGGGTTATGCTAAAGATGTAAGACGTCTTTTTATTGGTAATGATAGTGTTAGTATCGGTACAGGTAATGGTGTATTGACACAGTTTACTATTCCTTTATCATTAAGCAAACCAAATATAACTGCAATCTTTGTCGCAGGTACACAACAAAATGCTTCTACATATACTCTGAGCGGAACAACAATTACATTTGGTAGTGCTCCAACAGGTGCTATTACTGCAAGATTCAATAGTGAAATTGAAATAGACAGTGACGTAACACTTCCTAGCAGTGTTGAACTCGCCGCCAATGGCAGTTCAGCTGATACTGGATTTCAAGTTGATACAACTTTGTATAATGCAGTAATCATGGACTATAGTTTAGAAAGCACAAGTGGAGTAAGAATGGGTCAACTAAGATTTGCAACTGATACAAGTGCAAGCACTAGTACAATTGATGACAACTTTACTGAAACTGCCGCAGTAGGAATAACCTTTGGCGTCGATATTGCAACAGCAAACACAATGAAGTTACAATATACTGATGCTGACAACAAAATCTGTAAATTTAAATATACGTATCAACTTTGGAACAGCAATTAATAAATGGTGCTTGGTACGAAGCACCAAGTATTCGGCTGAGCAAGTGGAGAAAATTTAGAAAAGGTTTGGACACTAACAATACTTTAGCGGTGTGTCAAACTGTAGTGGATTGGTGGAAGATGGCACCTTTAAGTAGCATGACCATAGATCCTGTAGATAATAAAACATGGCCCACACCTTGGGAAATGATACACAGTGGAGATTTTTGTGAAAATAGTTTAGCTTTAGGTATGAGCTATACTATTTTCTATGCAAATGAAAACATACCTAATGAATTAATCTTTATTACATGTAGGGAGAATAGTACACAAAAATTATGTTCATGGATTGACAATAAGTATCTGCTTAATTATGAACACGGAGGTATAAGTACACTACCAACCGAAAATATATCAATAAGTTTTCAGAAGAAGATTGCAGATGTAATAGTATCTTGATAAATTTTTTTGTGGCTTCGCTTATTAAAAACACGAAGGTAAATAATGAGCGAAAAACATACACCAGACATCCTCGTCTATAACTCGGAAAATTATGCAAAATAAAAACAAGGAGAGAGCATGGCTAGATTAAACAATCACTTACCAACTTTATATCAAGAGTTTATCCACCTTAGTAGATATTCTAGATGGCTAGAAGACAAAGGCAGAAGAGAAACTTGGGGAGAAACAATTGATAGATACTTCAATTTTTTTGAAGAGCATCTAATGGAGATGCATGAATATAAATTAGATTCTAAATTGCGTAGAAGATTAGAAGAAGCAGTTTTAGAATGTAAAATTATGCCTTCAATGCGTTGTCTAATGACAGCAGGTGAAGCATTAAAAAGAGAAAATATAGCAGGATACAATTGTTCGTATGTTGCAGTCAACCGAGTACAAGCATTTGACGAAATACTATATGTATTAATGAATGGAACTGGTGTAGGCTTTAGTGTAGAAAGACAAGAAGTAGCACAACTTCCTGTAGTAGCTGAAGAATTTTTCCATAGTGATACATGCATACAAGTAGCAGATAGTAAACTAGGATGGGCAAAAGCACTTAAAGAACTAATAGCCATGCTTTATAGTGGACAAATACCAAGTTGGGATCTAAGCAAAGTAAGACCAGCAGGCGCACCGTTGAAAACATTTGGTGGTAGAGCATCTGGCCCAGATCCACTTGATAGCTTGTTTAAATTTGTTGTAGCAACATTTCAAAGTTCAAACGGAAGAAAACTTTCATCATTGGAATGCCACGATATTGTCTGTAAAATTGCAGAAATCGTAGTAGTTGGTGGTGTAAGAAGATCAGCTTTGATCTCACTATCAAATTTGTCTGACGACAGAATGAGACATGCAAAAGCTGGTCAGTGGTGGGAGCAAAACGCACAGCGAGCTCTAGCTAACAATTCAGCCGCATATACAGAAAAACCAGACATTGGTATCTTTATGGACGAATGGAAAGCATTGTATGATTCAAAGTCTGGCGAAAGAGGTATCTTTAACAGAGAATCTGCAACTGTACAAGCCAAGAGAAATGGACGCAGAGACACTGAAGGTCAATCTTTTGGAACTAATCCATGTAGTGAAATTATTTTGCGTGATAGAGAATTCTGTAACCTATCAGAAGTTGTGATCCGTGAA